ATGTAGCTAAACAGGTTGTAGCTGATCTTGGAGCTTCTTTAGATTCAACTATTACTTATACAAGAAAGGCATCTGGCAGTTATAACACAAGTACAGGTGTGTATTCTACAAGTGATACTGCTTATAGTTTTGATGCTCCTGTTGAGTTTGTTCAATCTACTGAAGATGATGGTAGAGAAAGAAGAGAAGCAAAAATTTATATTACACCTGATTTGATTGGAGATAATCAACCTAACTTTCAAGATGAAATTACATTAACGTATGCTGGATCTACAAGAGTAGGACAGATAATCAACATAGATACAAGACAAGGTGGACAGACTTATTTGTTTACTATTCTTGTGAGGTTCTAATGGCTAAAGATTTTTTAAAAGCAAATCCAGCAAAAGAATTTGAAAATCAATTAAATGCAGATTTAAATACTTTTGTTAGAGAAGCACTTATAAAACTATCAAGAAAAGAAAATCCATATAGTCCTATAGATACTGGTTTTTTTGCTTCTAGTTGGACAGTTGGTAGATCTAGACCTGTTCCTGAAGATAGAAGAGAAAATGTTGCTCCGTGGAGTAATATCAAACCAACCAGAAAAGGAGATACATCTCCACAAGCTAAAGTTGAACCTAGATTTATTAATAATATTAATTATAATTTTAAAATTTATGAAAGATTTTACATAGGTAACAAGGCAAAATATTCGGCTTATGCTTTAGCCTCCTCAAGAAATCATATAGTAAGATATTTTAAACAGGATTTTAAATTTGATATGGATAGGATATTTTCAGATAGAAAATCAAAAATTGGATTGGCTCTTGAATCTTTTAAAGGAGGTCAAGGTGGTATTGGACAATTTGCTGATCCTAATAGAAGTTTTGTAAGTTATACAAATGTAACAGATGTGCCTGATTCTTCACAGTAATGACTTTAGTTAACACCAGAGCAGCTTTTGAAAAAGCAGTTACAGATGCAGTTGCAGCAGTAGATAATACTGTTGAAATGGTTTATGACAATATGGTTTATAAAACACCTGGAAAAACTAAAAAATATATTGTAATGTCAATAGATTTTGCACAGTCAACAATTCAGAATCAGGGTGCTTCTTCCGATTTTTATTCTGGTGTGGTTTTGTGTAATATTTATGTTCCAAAAGGTAAAGGTTCAGCTACCTTGGCAACATTAGGAGAAGCTGTCATTGATGGACTTACCTCTGTTAATGCTTCTAACTATACTGATACTTTTAGTTGTGCCCCGAGAGTTGCTGATATTTCTGGTCCTGCTCCTGTAGATACTGATGATTCTTCACACTTTCTTGGCTTAATATCTTGCCAATTCACCGCTAACGCTTAGTATACTAAAGTAGGTATACTAATTTTATGACTAGAGCAGTTGATCTTTTAAGAAACAAGTTTGGAGTTTCTCAACTTTACAAACATGATGTAAAACAGAATGATGAGATTATCCTTACTGTTTATTGGCATCCTTTAACTATTGCGGAACGAGAATCAATTCAGAAAAAAAGTGGTTCTGAAGATGCTAATAATTATGCTCTTCAGTTAATGATAGAAAAAGCATTAGATAAGGATGGTAATAGATTATTTTCTGATGGAGATAAAGCTTCTTTGCGAAGAGAAATAGAAGCAAATATTTTGCAAGAAATACAGTTAGCAATGATAGAAGCTGGTATAAATAAGGAGGTTGAAACAGCGAAGGCTGATTTGAAAAGCAAATAATGATTGGCGATTTATATATTCATTAGCAAAAGAACTTGGTAAAACTGTTAATGAATTATGTAAAGAACTTACAGTAGAAGAATTATTAGGTTGGATTGCGTATAACGATTTAGAACGAGAAGATTATGAAAAACAAAGAGATCAAACTCAAAGATCTAGTGCTTTAAGAACTAAAAAGAGGTAATATAAAAGAAATGTTTTGATTTTCTTCATAAGTGGCTGCTAATTACGGGATAAATCTTGAAGTAAGAATAAAAGCACAAAAGCTTAAGATATTTAATGATCGAATAAAAAATACACAAGATCGAGTAAAAAAAGCTAATGAATTTCTTGATAATCTTGCTAAAAGTGTTGATGGGAAAGCAGTTCCTAGTATAAGTAATTTATCAAAAACATTAAATGAAGCTAATAAAGCATTTAGAGATGCTGCTGTTGGTACTCCACAGGCAAAAAGAGCAGCAGAAGATTATGCAAAAGCCACTAAATTAGTTAATGAAACTTTACGAGAACAAAATTTATTATTAGAAGATGCACAATTAAAACTTAATAAAAGACCTGGATTACAAAATAAATTTACTACAACATCATCTCCTTTTGCTGCATCAAGAGATTTTTTGGGTCGTAGTAATGCAGAAATAAATGCTTTGTTAGATGACAAAGCTGATCTTGTGATGAAACAACAAGAAGAAGCAAAAGCAGTTCAAAATGCTTTAAAACCTACATTGCAAGGGAATAGATTACAACAACAACAAAATGCAACTATTAATAAACAGTTAGATGAAAGAGCAGAATTATATATGATTCAAAATCAAGAAATAAAAGATATTGCAAATACTATTAGAACAAAAAAAATTAAAGAGCTAGAAGCAGAGGCAAAAATTCAAAATGAGATTTTAAATGCAAGAGCAAAACAGGTGCAATTAGATAGAGATGAAACTGCAAGAAGAAGAAGTAGACAAAGTATAGAAAGAAGAAGAGATATATTAGAAAGTCCAGGAGGTAGATTTGCAAGATTTAGAAGAGGAAGAACTCGTGGCGATAGAGCTATTAGAAATCAAGCATTATCAAATGCACTTATTGGTGGAGCTTTTCCTCTATTATTTGGTCAAGGAGTAGGTGCTGCTGCTGGTGGTGGTTTAGGTGGTGGTGCAGGTGGTATTTTAGGAGGACAATTTGGATTTGCATTATCTCTTGTTGGTACATCTGTTGGTGCTGCTTTAGATAGATTAGTACAAGGTTTAAATGATTTTGGTAGTGCATTAAAAACAACTGATGGTGCTTTAAAATTAATGACAGAACGTAATCTGTTTAGTAGTAAAGCAATAGAAAAACAAGCAGAAGCATTAAAAAGACAAGGAAGGCAAGCAGAATTAAATGAACTTATTACTAGAGATTTAACTAATTCATTAGGTGTAGTTGCTGTAAAAGATGTTCAAAAATTTAGTACAGAGATGGAAGAATTATCAAGAATGTTTGGAATATTAACGACACAATTTCAAATATTAGCAGCAGGGCCATTAGCAAAAGTTGTTGATCTTATAAATACTGTTGTTGGTAGACAAGTCTTAGAATCAAGAATTTCAAATCAATTAAGAGCTTTAGAAAAAGGAGATCCCGAAGCTTTTAAACAATTTATAAAAGATAATCCTCGAACTGCAAAAGAATTTGGTTTGGGTTTGTTATCTGGAACATTAAAACAACAAAGTGGACTAGGTATAGTAGATACTGATATAGGTCCAGGAGGTTTTAAATTTGGAGGAAGAAGTGATGAACAACTTCAAGGATTTTCTACAAATTTAGATTCAATATTAAAAAAATCAGGAATAAATTCTAATTTAATTTTGGGTGGTAATGATCCAGATGAAATATTAAAAGTTCTTCAAGCTGAAGAAGGTAACTTAAGAAAAAAACAAGATGCTTTAAATAGTTCTTTTGGAATTGAATCTGCAATAGCAGTTATTAAAGAAAATAATAGTCATCTCGATGATAAAACATTAAATGATTTAGAAACTAAAGCAAGAAAACAATTAGAAATTAATGAAAAATTAGAAATTGAAAACTTCCAACTACAAATAACTTTGGATCTTTACAACAATATTGCTTCATCCATTGAAAATGGAATTGTTTCTGCTATTGAAGGAGCAATACAAGGAACAAAAACTTTAGGTGATGTTGCTCGTAGTGTGTTTGCTGAAATTCAAAGATCATTAATTAGATTTGGTGTAAATGCTTTTCTTGGTGGTCTTCCTGGAATTGGAAAGTTCTTTAGAGCAAATGGTGGTCCTGTTAGCACTGGTAAAAGTTACATGGTTGGAGAACGTGGTCCAGAAATGTTTGTTCCAAACGCAGGTGGTCGGATAGTTTCTAATGAAAATCTTGCTGGAGGTTCTACAAATGTAGTTGTAAATGTAGATGCTTCTGGTTCTTCTGTTGAAGGAGATGAAGCACAGGGAAGAGAACTTGGTCGGCTTATATCAGTTGCAGTACAATCTGAAATAATACAGCAACAAAGACCGGGAGGATTACTTGCATAATGGCTACATTTCCTTCAATAAAACCTACATACGGACAACAAAAAAGATCCGCACCAAATACCAGAACGATTCGTTTTGCTGATGGGTTTGAGCATAGAATATTATTTGGATTGGCAGAACATCAAAATCCAAAAGTTTACAATTTTACTTTTAATGTCTC